ATTAGACCCTTCAAAATCTGACTGAACGCCGTCTTGCGGCCAATGGCTCACGACCCATCCGGTCGGGCTTTTGATCGCGCCGTGGACAGGACGCGGCTCGTCCCCATCCACCGCGTAGATGCGGACTTCGCGCCCATCGCGCGTGCGGTATTTCTTATCCATGCTAATCATCATCATCTCCCCTTCTTGCTACCGACTTTTGAGTTCATTAAAAAAGTCATTGTATTCCCGCAGCCTTTTGGATCGGTCTGGGTGCTTTAATTTGCGGATGGCCACTGCCTCCAGTTGGCGAATACGCTCCCGGCCAACACCCATGTCAGCGGCGATCTCGTCCAATGTCTCCTCACGTCCCGTGATCAGACCAAAGCGCCTCTCAAGAATATCCCGGTGTCGCGGCGGCAGGCATTCATCCATAATCCGCGAAAGCATGGGCGGGAAATCGTCCAGCATCTTTCGGTCATCAGGCGGCAGCGCATCCATGCGCAGGCTGCCAGCGATTTGCATCAAGTCGTTCTTGTTCGCTTCAATGTTGTAGGTGTTGCTGGCAAGCGGCCTGTCTCGGCGCTCCGGCGGGTAAATGTGATCAGGAAGCAAATTGAGTGCGTCCGCCAGCTTGGAAATATGGAGCGTGATGCCCCCCTGCTTGGTGTAAAATGGAAGCTTAAAATTGATGATTGCAGCGACAAGGTGATATGTTAGCTTTTTGGCGCGGCAAAATTCCGGGAGGCTGTCAAAGCCCATCTCTTCAATGCGTTTTAAAACGACATTGTTGCGAATTTTAATTTGAAAGCGATATTCATCAGTCATCATCATCTCCATAAGGCGAGGCGGGCGCTCGCGCGCCCACCGGGATTAATTCAACTTCGCGTCGTTCTCCGCCATCGCGGCCTTTGCCGCATCAAAGTTCGTGCGGAGAAGCATCTCGACGTCATCATAGAGGGCATCAAGGCCCTCGATGGCGTGCTCAACACTGCTTGCGCCGCCGAAGAGCAAACCGGCCAGCATATTGGTGACAAACGAACCCACCTGCTGTACGTTTTCGTTGATGTCGCCGTGCGGGATCTGGTCCAAGATGTGGGCGGCCAGAGCGCGCATGTGTTCCCGTTCAAGGAACTCGTTCTTGATTTCTTCGCTCATTCTGCATCTCCAAGTTGGCCAGCGAAGGCCAGATAATTGATCGCGTCGGCGTATGTGTCGGCCTTCTCGGGGGAGGTATTGAGCCTCGCCAGCTTCACGGCCACAAGAAACAAAGCCGCCTGATGACAAGTCAACTCTACACCCGTCATTGCATCAAAAATTGAAACGATGCGCAGAAAGTTCTCTTCAACGTCGCCGTATTCTTCGCCGCGCACATCAATAAGCGTGAGCGCCTTCTCCAAAAATTCAATGTGGTGCATTTTTCTCTCCTGTCACTCGTAGTGGCTGCGTTTGGCGTGCGTGGAGGACACGACTTCTTTAACCTTGCCGATATAGAGGGGGTTGATGGCGACGCGGCCCACGGAATAATGCCCTTCAGAACCCGACGGCATATTTGCGTCGCGGTAAAATTCCTCCACAACGATAAAATCGTGATCGGCGAGGGCGTCGGCAAATTGATCGACGGACGTGGCTGGGTGTTCGCAGATGATCTGGTGGATCGGGACACCCGAGCGGGCAGGCATATTCATTGTGATGAGGAATTTCACGTCGTTCTCCGTGGGTGTGGAGGGGCGAGCCGGAGCCCGCCCCAGTGGATTAGCCGAAGTCCTCTTCGTCGTCTGGAGCCGGGCGGGGTGCCGGTGCGGCAGCGAGCGTGGATCCAGTCGAGGGCGGAGCGCCACGGGCGGCAAGCGGGGCCGGGGCAACCGCCGGGGCCTTTGCCTTGGCAGCCTCGTCGAGTTCGACGGGGCGCTTGACCCACGACACGATCTCAAAGATCGGCTGGTAGTTCGTGGACTTCTTGTCGCCCGAGCCGCTGGTGAGCGGGACAGTATCCTTGAGGACCACGACTGGCAGCTTGCCGGGGTTCGCCTTCACGCCCGAAAGATATTCGTCGTGCAGGACGTTGAGGCCAGCCTTCATGACACCCGCCGTGCTCGCAAGCTCACGGCAGCCGCCGCCGCATTCGGAGTGCAGCTTGACGTGCATACGGAAGCCCTCCTTGTGGTTTTTGCTGGGCTTTTCCACGTTGGGGACGTCCATCGGAGTCATTTGGAAGTCAGGGGCCGAGCCCGCGACAAATGCAATCCAGCCCGTCTCGACGTTTTCAAAGTCGAACACGGCCTTGAAGTTGCGCGTGATATCAACCGGCGTCGAAGTGCCCTCCTCGCGATCAACGCGGAAGAAGCGGCCCGCACGGGCGTCGTATTTGACGATGGGCAGGAAGTCGCCGCCACCCGAAGTGCCGGTATTGCTGAAACCGAGAGCCATTTTCATTTCTCCATTGTGGGGCCGTGTGGCCGACCCCGGGCCTTCGCCCACTTGGGCAGAACTTTTCAGCGCGAAAGCTGTTCGCGCAGCAGGTATCTTTCATGCGCCCAAATCTGACGGAAGGCGTCGTCATAGGCATAATATTCGCCGATCTTGGCGTCGTGGTTCTCGGGGCTCGCCGCCGCCGATTGCCCCACGAACACGAAACCGTTGCGCATCAGGATGAAACAGACGGTGACCTTGGCCGCGCCGATGTTCTCGACGTGGAAGCTGTGGCAGTCAATCTTGGCGCGGATGCTCGCTTCAGTCACGCGCGGGGCGGGCCTGTCCTTGAGCATCTCAATTACGGTGTCGGCAGAAATTCGGTCAGTCATCACATACCTCAATCGTTAAAATGGCTTTCCAGCAAGTCCGCAGTACCCATCAGTGCTATCCGGGTTGCTATTTAAATATCTCCACATCATGCATTCTGAGCCGACACATCCCCCCACACTGCGATCAATATCCCCATCAGGTTCTCCATCCGTCAATTCGGCGACCGCATTATATGCAGAAGCCTTATTTGCCGGATTAAAAATACGGGCCATTGGGCACCAAAATTCAAGACTGTCTTCATCCTTAATAAACATCACATCCCCCATATATCAAACGTGGCCTTGCGGGCCATCGGGTCAGAAAAGTAAAACGTGTCCACGTCCGGCACGACATATGACGCCAAGACCTTCGGGTCATCGCTCAGGGACAGGAACCTCTGGATCGTCAGCCCGATAAGCCGCAGCGCCTCAAGGTGCTCGCGAGCATTCTCAAGCACGTATGACGCAGACTTTTTCGGCGTGACGTAGGATACACGAGCATCGAGATTGTCACCGCAGGCAGCGCGATACAGCGCAACCTGCCGGGCGTGGTTGGTGCTGATCTTCGCCGGGAGCGCGTGCGTGGTCTTGATGTCCACGAGGATGCCGTGGTGCTCCCACTCGACGTCGAAGAAGCCCAGCATCGGGACCAACAGGCCCTCAAATTCATAGTGGATCCTCCCCTGCGTCGAGGACGGCCTGCCGTAGGGCAGAAGCTCTTTGAGGCCCGTCTTGACAAAGTCGGCGATAGCCGCCTCTTCCTTTTCCTTCTTCGGGCCGCTCATGAGCGCCGTCAGGGAGGCAAACTGCGAACGCGCGACATTGACGCACTCGGCCTCAGACAGGCCCTCGACGAGGCCAGCCACAATGCCAGTCTCGACCGCAGTCCCACGGTGCGCGGCGGGGCCGACTGTGTCCTTCACCTTCATGAGCTTTTTCAGGATAAACATCGCCGGGCTGGCCACGAAGAGGCTGCACGAAGACGGCGAAAGATGATGGATGTCGTAATGTTCAAACGGGTTTTTCATCAGGGTCTCAATTGGTAAGGTTCAGCACCATAAGCCGATCTAATCGGGGCGGTCAAGCGACAAAATGTCTTATTTTGTGGATTGACTCCGAGGACAAAATGTCCCACGCTCGGCCTTCACTCTGGAGAATTGTGTGACATGACGGCTGCTGAGATTAATTGGCAATTGGTGCGCGAGGCGGCGCGGATGGAGGGGGCGTCGCCCGCCGCCATAAGCAAGTGGCGGCAGCGCAAGAAGATCCCACACCGCTGGCGCTGGTGCATCGTGCAGAATAGCGGAGGGCTCATCCTCTGGAAGCAATTTGACGAAATGGACAAGGCAAGGGACGCATCATGATCTTCATCGGCATCGACCCCGGCCTGAATGGTGCAATTGCCTTCTTTGACCCCGCCAAGGGGCACCTGTCTGTCGTGGACATGCCCACCTTTGAGGTGAAGCGCAATAACAGGGTGAAGCGTGAGGTCAGCGCCCACGGCCTCGCAAACATTCTTATGCTGGCGGGCGTTATTGAGGTCGTCCTCGAACGTGTCGGAGCCATGCCGGGGCAGGGCGTGACATCAGTATTCAGCTTTGGCCGCAGCGTCGGCCTCATTGAGGGCGTCCTCGCCGCCAAGAAGATGCCCGTCAGTATCATCACTCCGCAGGTGTGGCAGAAGGCGGCGGGCGTCCGTGGCGGCAAGGACGGGGCCCGGCAGCGCGCTTGCGAGCTGTTTCCCGCATACGCCGGGCTGTTCGCCCGCAAGAAGGACGACGGTCGCGCCGACGCGGCCTGCATCGCATGGTATGCCGCTACCCGTTAACAATTGAGATCGATATGGAACCCGTAATGCAATTTGAACCCGACTTCGCCGACCCCATTGAGTGGGCGCGCATGTACCGGGAACACGGCCTTCAGGTCGTGCCCGCAATGTCGCCCCGTGACAACTCGAAGCAGTGGAAGCGCCCGATCATTCCGTGGCGCAGCCTTGAGCACGAGCTGGTGCCGGACTTCACGTTCGAGCGTTGGTACGGCGAGGGTGGCGAGCACTCGCGCCGCACAAACATGGGCCTGATCGCCGGTGCCTGCTCAACCCGCATCTTCGTCATCGACCTCGACATCCACAAGAACGACGCCGCCAAGGGCTGGTGGCTGGAGATGCAGGACCAGCAGACGCAGGCGGCTCAGCTCGAAACGGTCGAGCAGGTCACAGGCGGCGGTGGCCTTCAGCTCTTCTTCCGCGCGCCGGAGGGATGGGTGCCGCCCACATGCAAAACCAGCATCGGCGTGGATATCAGGGGTCAGGGCGGCTTCGCCATGCTGCCTCCGTCCATGCACGAGAGCGGCAGGGCGTACCGATGGAAGGACGGCCACGAGCCGTGGGAGATGGAGTTCGCCGACGCTCCGCAGTGGCTGTGCGACGCAATCACGGAACTCGCCATCAAGTTTGGCGGCGCGTCTGGCGTAAACCCATCGACAGGACAGCGCGAAGTTACTTCGTCGCCCGCGCACACCACCAACCCCTTCGGCATGATCATCGACGGGCGCGAGGACCACATGACGCGCGTCGTGTGGGCGGCGGTCGTGGATGCCAAGCGCGACTGCCCGATCACCTTGTCGAAGACCGACAGCACTGCCCTGATGATGGAGGCCTTCGGCAATTACGAGCGGCGCGTCCGGAGCCGGGTCGTGTTGCCGGGCTTCTCCAATGCAGAACTGCTGGAGCGCGAGGGGCGTGGCATCAGCCTGTTCATGGACAAGTGGGAGGCGGCTGTTGATCAGTGGCATGACAAGGTCGCCGTGGCTGCGGAGGTGCCAAAGCCCGCCCGCCCTTTCGATGAGCCGGAGCCCGCCAAGTTCAAGGGCTACACGTTCGACGAGGAAACCGGCGAGCTGACGCCGCTCAACGAAGCAAAACCGGATGCGGATCCCTCTCTACCGAAATCTGACGCTGTTCTGTTTGAATTTCTGGATATCAACGCCATGCGACTGCTGCCCAAGCCCGTCTACCTGATCGAGGGCATCGCCATTGAGGAGGCCCTCGGCTTCGTCTTCGGCCCGCCCGGATGTGGCAAGAGCTTCCTGACAATCGGCATGGCCCTGTCCATTGCCGCCTTCGTCGGCCAGTGGTTTGGGCACAACCTCAAGAAGGGCGGGCCGGTGATCTACATCTCGTCCGAGGGCACCGGCGACATGGTGAACCGCATCGACGCATGGGAGAAGGAGGTAGGGGTCAAGGTCGCTGACCTACCCTTCTACCTGATCCGCCAGAGCATCAACTTCATGCTCGCGTCAGACGTGGACAAGCTCGTCAAGACGGTGGCCGCCATCACCAAGCTTACAGGGCAGTCGCCGGTCGCGATCTTCGTAGACACGGTCAGCCGCGTGCTGCCCGGGGCCGACGAGAACTTGCAGAAGGACATGACGCTCTTCATCATGGCATGCGACATCTTGCGGACGACCTTCCACGCCACGGTCATCGGCGTCCACCACACCAGCCGCGCGGGCAACATGCGTGGCTCGACGGTGTTCGACGGCGCGGGCGACTTCTTGCTCGGCATCGAGCGCGGCGAGGGCGAGACCATCGGCACCATCCACGCCAAGAAGATCAAGTCGGCCAAGGACGGCTGGGATCTGCCCTTCGAGCTGAAGACGGTCGTCGTGAACGCCATCACGGGCGAGAGCAGCCTCGTGGCCATCCCCTGCGAGAAGACTGAGGAGAGGCCCAATGCGTGGCCGCCGAGGGATGTCTGCAAGAAGATCCTGCAAGCAGTCGGCTCTGCGTGGCACAGCGGCAAGCCGTGGTCGAGCTATCCCCAGACACGCAAGCAGGGCAGGTACGCGGCCTCGATCATCAAGCAGCAGTTCGACGTGCCCGAGAGGACTGCCGAGCACATGATTGATGCGTGGCTGAACAACCAAATCATCTCCTATGAGATGGTGGATAAGAACACGAAAATGCAGGGCCTCAAAGTCATAGGGAGCATCGACTAATGATCAGCACACGCCGCGCCTTTCTGACGGGGCTGGTTTCCCTTGTCGCGTCACCAGCCATTGTCCGTGCATCGAGCCTGATGCCAATCAAGATCATCGAGCCGGAGATCATCCAGATCAGCTATGGCATCACCCGCGTGGACGTCGCCCGCACGGGTGGCGGGGTTTGCCTTGACAACATCAGGAACTTCCTTCTCCCGGGGTTGAGGAAAATCGTTCTCGATGACGAAAAGTACGCCAAGCAATGGGAGGAGACCTTCAAATGACACGCCGCGCCCAGTCATCAAAACGCCGCTGGATTGCCCGCGCCAAGGCCGGGAAGTGGGTGCCCAAGGAAGTCGTTTTCGTCCTTGACCGGGAGCAGGATTGGTTCGAAAGGTGGGAGCCCCACCCCACCGAAAGGGGCTTTTTGAGGCTCCGGAGGTCTGCGGAGGTTCCCGGAGGTCACTAGCTAAGTCATTGATATCATTGAGCGGAGGTATCTACGGAGGTTGCGGAGGTTGGTGTGTAAGTCATTGAAATCATTAGCGGAGGTATGCGGAGGTATGCCCCCTATACTACGTATAGACTGGCGGTCTTCCGCCGCCGTCCCGTAGCCGTGTTGTCGAACATCGAAATGGAGATTTGAAAATGGCCAAGGCAGCGAAACCAGTGAAGCGCGTGCAGACGAACTCGGTGCAGGGATATTCCTTTGGGGTGCCGGTCACCGGCAGGCCCAACAGTTTCCCGAAGTGGCACGAGACGCCCGGAATGTATATCGCCGGTCAGGAGGAGATCGACGAGGTGGACCTCGTGGCCACGGAGATGGAACGCAAGTGGGGCTGCGACCGGCTGCGGCTCATGGTCGGCAAGGAGCTGCGGGAGAAGTTTGACCGGCAGCGGTACAAGCTCAATCAGGCGATCTGGCACGGCGATTTGGAGGCGGTGAAGACCGAGTCGAGGCGCATGGCCAAGGCGTGGAGGGCTCTGGACGCCGCAGCCACGGCAGACGGCAGGAACCAAGCCTCGCCAGAAGTCTGGGAGACCACACTGAGCAATGGCACCGTCGCGGTGATCACGTGGGACTGGACGGACGCGGCCCTGTTCGAGGCGCAGCGCAATGGAAGGGCGGCGGAAGTCTACACCCTGTCGGAAATTGGCAGGATGATTGAGGCGTTCCCCGGCGTCATGCGCGCCAAGACCATCTTCCCCGGCGCAGAGGTTACGGCAGTGAGGGGGCCGGATCGGGATCCCCTGCGTGCCATTCCAGACAGCGTGTCGCCGATTGATGACGTCCTCCCGTGGGATGATGCCGCCGAGGATTGAAAATAAGGGGCCGCTGGCTGGCATGAATAAAAAAATGGGGCACGGATCACTCCGCGCCCCATCAAGCCTGTCAGTGGCGTTCTAACAGCTCAGGCGAATTGCGCCACCGGCTGCTGGAACTTGGCGACTTGATCGGCCACCCAATCCATGTCGATGTTGCCGGTCGCCATGCCATTGAGCAGGATGGCTGTGGCCTGTGGCACAGGGTTCTTGCCGGAGCGCCAGAATTGAATGGCGCGCATGCTGTTGCCGGTGATCATTGCGACGTCGCTGTTATTCAGGCCCAGCGAGGTGCAGACGTCTTCAAACTCAAAGGGGGTCATCAGTCGTCCTTTTCAAGTGCGTCGAGGTAGAGGCTATCAAGCTCTCTTTCTTCATAAATTTGCGAAAGGACGGCGATGATCTCTCCCAGCTCCTGCACTGTGTTGGGCATGTAGCCAAGCGTGACGCCGCCACTTTCAATCTGAATGAGGCCGCTGCCAATTTCGTATGTGTGGATGATCAGCTTATCCTCATCGCAATCAGAGGATTGAAAGGCGATTTTCATTTTGCTCATGTGTTTTCCCTTTGGTGGTGGTGGCGGGGCCGTAGCCCCGCCGCAATGATCAGGCCGCCTTTGCGACCTTCTTGGCCTTGATGCGGACGACGGAGTAGGCCGCGCCCTCGACCTTGCAGCTGTCGATCTGCGCCTGCGTCAGGCCCAAGGCCAGAAGGGCCTTTTCGTTGATGGTCTTGCGGGACTGCACGGCGACGTCGAGGTCGGCAGTCTCGCCAGCAAGAAAGCCGTAGCCGCCGACGATGGTAATGACGTCGTCCTTGGCCAGAGACAGTATGCCGTTGGCCTCGTCGGCTTGAGCCTTGGCGGCGAGGTAGACTTCGACGGCTGCGGTGGTGTTGGTCATATCAATCTCCATAAAGTTGCGGTCTCAAGCGACCGTGAACATTCTTCGCATGAAGAAAGTTCACGGTCAAGAACTTATTTCATCAGATGCCGTGATAATCGTCCATGCAAGCCTCTTCGAGGCTGCATCCCTTTGAGACGATCATCACGATCTTGTTGTGCGCGTCGCTTTCGCGCTGCAAGACGACGGTCGTGATGTCGCCGTTCTCGTCCACAAGCTCGGCGTCAATCGGCCCGCAGTCGTCAATCTCGGCGTAGGGGTAGGGAATGCCGACGCTGCTGTCTGCGGGCTCGACGTAGTACTGCACCGGTAGCATGCCGCTCGCGGTGTAGGTGTAGCCGTTGACGGTAACTTCGATGTCGTCAAAGGGATATTCGATGCCGTAGGTCATATCGATCTCCATAAGGTTGCGGTCTCTCTTGACCGTGATTTGATCTTACGCGAACTAAATTCGCAGGTCAACCGTTTATTTCATCGGCTGGCAAAATATTTTTGCCGTCCTCCTGCGTGATCGGCACGAGCGTGTAGCCAAGGTGCTTGGCGGCCCGCGCCAGCGCATCCCGCATTGAGGCGTCGTGGAACGCCACCTCCTGCTTCGGCAGCCAATAGCACAGGTGCGCGCTGTTGGCGGCGTCGTTCAGGGCGCTTTGGGCGTGGATGTATTGCACTTGCGTAGTCATATAAATCTCCATTGGGTTGTTGGTTTGGAAGTGACTGGAGGGGCCGAAACCCCTCATTAAAAATCTGCCAGAAGTCTTGCGAGGTCTTCGTCGCTTAGTTCTTCGGGCTCGATGCCGAGGAAGGCGTACTCGGCGTCAATCTCTTTTTCGAGTTGGTCAACCCAGACGGCACGCATCTCGCGTTCGCCCTCGGATTTGGCGGCAAAGAGGCGGGCGCGTTCGTGCGAGAGGTTCAGCTCAAGTGCGTGGAGGTGTGTCAGGTCGGTCATATCAATCTCCATGAGGTGAGGGTGGTCGGGGGCCGAAGCCCCCTTCTATGGGTAGGTTGCGGAAACATGCGCCCAAGCGGCAGCGGCGGTCGGGAAGTATCCCGCGTCGCGGGCGAAGCACTTATCGGCGAAGGTCGCGCGGCTGCTGGTCAGGACGTCAATTGTGTATCCGTATTCAGATTGGTAAACGTAAAACATGTCGATCTCCATAAGGTGCCGGTCTCTCTTGACCGTGATTTGAATATAAGCGAACTAAATTCGCATGTCAACCCACATCCAAAAGATTTTTGAAAAAAGATGTGGGGCTACTTCGACGCTTGACGCTGTTCCGAAATTAGGGGATGATCCGCCTGCAATCTTTTGCATGAGGTAAAAATATGACCAATAACCAGCTAAAGGCATTCATCGAGCGCATCGAGCGACTTGAGGGCGAGAAATCAGCCATCGCCGACGACATCAAGGAAGTCTACGCCGAGGCCAAGGGCACCGGCTTCGACCCGAAAATCATCAAGAAGGTGATTGCCATCCTCAAGCGGTCGAGGGACGAAGTCGATGAGGAACAGGCCCTGATCGACACCTACATGAGCGCGCTCGACAGCTCGGCGAAGACGCCCTTCTCCCGGGCCGTCGCGCGCAGCGTCGTCGCGTCTATGGATCAGGAGACTGACCAGTGAAACGCAGCTTCGACCCATCCACATCCCTCGCATATCTGACCTTTGAGCAGAAGCTGACCGCCGCTTGGGCGTATCACGTCAAGGGCGTCGATCAGCACACACTGGCGTCAATTTATGGCGTCAATCAGGGGCGCATCTCCGAGGCCTGCAAGGCCGCCGAGCACGCCCTGTCTGAGATGAAGGTGAGCCGTGCCGCCCCGCAAGAAAACTGACCCGACTAACGTCTCGACCGTGCCATCGCGCCCGGTCGGGCGTCCTTCAAAATATACGCCCGAAGTTGCCGACGCCATCTGCGAGGAGATGATCGCCGGTCGCGACCTGCTCGACATCTGCAAGGATGAGCATATGCCGAGTCGGTCGAGCGTCTATCGGTGGATGACCGCCCACCCTGAATTCGAAGCACAATGCGCGCGCGCGAGAGAGGGCATGGCTGACGTCGAGCTGCATGCGCTGAAGAAGCTCGCGAACGATTGCACTGAGGCGAATGTTAACTCAACTCGGGTTAAGCTTAACCACTTCCAGTGGCGTCTGATGAAGATCGCGCCGCGCACATACGGAGAGAAGGTACAGACGGCGCTGACCGGCGCTGACGGCGGGCCGATCAGGATTGCCGCCATGACGATTGACGCGCGGCAGCTGGAGCCTGACGCTCGTGACGCACTCAAGCAGGCGCTGTTCGCAGCGAAACGATTAGCAACTGGAGATTGATATGCCGACATTAATCCAGACAGAATGGTTTGATACCCGCGTCCTGCGGTTCTTGTGCGAGGCCAAAATGGAGACGCTGGAGGAGGTCGCCGACCGACCGGCATATGAGTGGCTGCG